CTAGCGCAATTGAAAATTAATTTATGCTTGTGAGTGTACAAAGCTTCATCAAACGCAAACTAAGTTTACAGTTCCAGAGGTTTAGGTGATTGCCAACAGGGTCAGATCGGTTATACTTAAGTTGTCTCTGGGATGTTCGCCAGCGGGTCTATTCCCCTGCCGATACTTAAACTTATGGATGTGTTCTGTATATTTAGAGTGTATGCCTACCTTCGTGTAGGAAACCCAGCAAGTATACGTCGCGTCCACCTTGAACTCATCGGGTTCAGGGTAACGACACATGCAGCGGCATCTTCGGAGCATTTATTTAGTTATAAAAACAATAACTTAAGATAAGAATTATTAATTTAAAAACCTATTATTTTCAACCAAATCAATCAAAAATAGGCTTATAGTAGGCTTCAAAAATATTGTGCTATATTGCTGCGTATCGTTTCGCACTTTTAAATCACCATGAGCCAAAGATATAAGCTTACAAAAACATTTATCGATAGCATCCCCCTCGAAGAAACGGGAAGTAAATTTTATCGTGACTCAGTTACTATTGGTTTTGGTTTAATTGCAACAAAGTCGAAAACCTATTTTGTTGAAACGAGAATGCCCGATGGCCGAAACAAAAGGAAGTCCATTGGTAAACATGGTGTTTATACTCTTGAGCAGGCACGTACAGATGCTAAAAAAATATTGTTAATGATGCACCAAGGTATTGATCCAGTTGCTCAAAAAAGACAATTAAAGAATGATTTTAAATCCGAAAAAGAAGCAAACGAATTAATCCCAACACTTGAACAAGCTTATGAAGTCTACAAAAGTAAAAAAAAGCTAAGTGCTAATACGATTGATGCTTATGACCGATGTGCCAATGATTATTTTAAAGATTGGAAAAACATAAAAATTACTGAAATTTCTCAGAAAATGACTTTAAACAAGCATATGGATTTATCTGAGCGAAGTTTAGCGCAGGCAAATCTTGCAATGAAGTTTTTATCAGCGGTCTACAACTTCAATGCCTCAATTCTATATAACGATAATGATGAAAAAATTATCACAGAAAAAAGCCCTGTTGGAGTTATTTATAAAGAGAAGAAATGGAACAAGATAAAACGCCGTAAGGGATATATTCGAGCAGATCAGATACATGACTGGTCACTAGCTGTATGTTCGACTTGGTGGATAGGTAACCAAAATTTAAATCATCGTGCATACACAAACCAAGACTTCTTACTTCTATTGATCCTGACCGGGTTCCGCAGAGAAGAAGGTGAAACATTGGAATGGACAAATGTTGACTTAAAATATGGAACTATAAAAATTCAGGATCCCAAAAATCATGAAGACCTTCTCCTACCAATGGGAGAAATGCTTTGGTATATATTGGCAGAACGAAAAAAACTTGCTGGCAATAATAAATACGTTTTCGCTGGCGATACTGTTGATTCACATATCGTTGATAAGCGTGAAGCCCGCCATACGATTACTGAAGCAACTGGTATTCAATTTACATTTCATGACTTGCGGAGAACCTTCGGAACAATCGCAAATAGTTTAGCGATTGGTAGTTACACAATTAAAAAACTCATTAATCACATGGTTGGTGATGATGATAATGATGTGACCGATGGGTATGTTCAAGTGACTTTTGATGATCTTCGTAAAGCTATGAATATGATTGAAAATGTTGTGTTATCTGATATTTCAAAAGCTTTGATCAAAAACAGAATTTACTTTGAACAAAAATCTATAAGGAATATGAAAGATAAATGGATTGAGCATAACAATATTATTATGAGCAGATATTGCGAATAGATGGGCTGATTAAAGTCATTCTAAATATATTAAATTACTTACTAAAAATTGAGAATTAGCAAATGAATGATTGGGTTTACTTTTATATTGAGCACACAATTAAGTATGGAGAACCATTTTATAAGGAGATCGGATGGTCTTTAGGCTTACAAAATAGTTATATAGTAATGAGCGTGACCCGAAGCTAAATGAAGACAACTGATATAATGCTTGACTGATCATGTTGATATTTAGGCAGACTAAATGATGAATTTTTTACCATTTTGCTTTTAACAAAATTTTAAATATAAAGGAATATTAGATATGGATCTAAATGATGAGCTTGAAAGAATGTTTAGGCTTCAAAATCAATTTAGCAAGAGAATTGATTTTTTTAGTACTATTCAAAATAATACCCCTGCTGCACAATTTATGAAAAAATTCAAAAACTATAATACCCCCACTACCAAATTAATGGAAAAATTCAACAAAAACAACAATTTATATTTAAAATTATTTAATCAACATAATTCAAGTGCAATTTTAGAATTAAATAAATGGAACAACCTTATTAATAATTCATTTATTAATAAGTATAAACTTCATAACGATTTATATGAGCTTCAAAAACAGAATAGTTTTATCTTTAAGTTATTTGAAAACCAAGAATTTATTAAAAATTTCATTGAAACATTTATCGATGAAGATTTAGATAATTTCGAAGATGATGCAGAACTTCAAGAAGCTGAACTTAATGTTTTTGGTGAAATGATTAGACAAGAAGTTGAAGCTCAACCAACGTCATATCAAGATGGTTCTAATTTCGACTATAAACAGTTAACTAATGGTCTCTTATATGCTTTATTTCTAATAGTTTTCTTCTTCGCTAAAAACTCTGATACTTTTAAAGATATTCATGAAGCAGCTGTTTTCTTTATAAATCAGATTGATTGTAAAGGTGTAACCATTTCAAGAATAAATTTGAGAAGTGAACCTAGTTTTTCAAGTGAAGTCTTACTTCCCATTCCTAAAAATAGTGTGTTAATTATTTATGATGAATCTCATAATGGGTGGGTTAAAGTAAAAGTAAATCTAAATAATATTGACGTTGAAGGATATGTCTCTGAAGCATACATACGTCGATTAGAATAAAAAAGCTCGCTTATTGCGAGCTTTTCTTTTCTTCATTGTATCGATTGCCTTGCAATCGATAGGCATCAATTGTCTTTCTAATTTGTCTCATTGCGGCATCATTAAATTTAGCTTTTGATCCCTCTTCTCCAAATAAGTCATCATGAATTGCCAAGAATCGAATGCTGGCAACATGCATTTCGTGACCGTCTGGATGTAATTGGTCGGTACTTTCAAAAGTAATTACTAGAAGAGGGTCGTTGTCGCCTTTAACAACACGAGCATGAAATAGGTTTAAGTAGTAAGGAGCAGAATTACGAACAGAAGCCATGTTTTTGGCTCTGCCGAAACGTTTATCTTCGTCTCTTATGTATATATCAATAAAACCCTGCACACGCCAAATTTCAATCATGGCGAAAATCTCATCTTCGTAATCCTCAATGTCTTCCTCAGAGAAGCCGATTGATTGGCTGATTACGAAGAATAGGTCGTGCAATTCTACGTGGGTGATGTACTTTCTTTCGAGTTGTTGATCAGGTTGTGGCATCCCGTTTCGTGCGTTCCTTGGCCGCTTTAAAAGCTCTGCGAAGGTTGTTTCTTGTTTCTTCAGGAGAATTGCCAGTGATTTTTGTGCCACCAAAGCCATTGCCCATCTGCACAAGTTCAACAATTGCAGGATTTACGTTTCGATTACTCATTTTATTCATAATGTTACTCCATTAGGAGCTCTAAGAAAACCATTGTAAAAAACAAGAAGGTTTCTTAGATAATCCGCTCAAATCGTCGGTACGTTTATATTCAATTTGATAGCAGCAAATTGAACTAGTATTAATACTAGATGCACTTTCATACATCTACTTCTATGCATTCAAATGACTGCATATGTAAAGTGTTATTTTATGCTTTTACGCATAATTTGCAATAGCAAATACTACAACGATTCTTTCATGATCTAATTATACAAACCCCAAATAGAGGTGCTTTATGTGTTCTAATTATGAACCAATCGCAAAAAATAGAATTCACTTACTGGATCTGTTTGAGCCAACATTTGAATATAAATCAAATATTTACCCTAACTATGAAGCTCCCCTTTTATTCTCTAAAAAAGAACAATTAGAATGGCGATTAGCACGTTTCGGATTAGTTGCTCCTTGGGTGAAAGAACTAAAAAAAGTTCATAACACTTACAATGCAAGAACTGAAACAGTTCACGAAAAACCTAGCTTCCGTAATGCTTGGAAGAAAAATCAATTCTGCTTAATTCCTGCCGATGTAATTTTTGAACCGAAGTACATAAACAATAAGCCAGAATGGTGGGGAATTTATCGAAAAGATGAAATGCCTTTTACAATTGCCGGCATTTATGAATATGCAGTTGTGAACGGCGAAGAAATCAGATCTATGAGCATGCTCACAATTAATTCTGACCACCACCCTTTCATGAAGCAATTTCATGCTCCTACTGATGAAAAGCGCTCTATTGTTGTTATCCCACCAGAACTAAGGGATGACTGGCTGCACTGTAAACATGAAGAAGCTAAAGAATTTTTCTTAGATATGCCTTTGGATGAGTTCACCGCTCAACCTCGATCTGAGTTGAAGAAATTCCGACCAAACGCAGAGTAAAGCACGTCAACTTTTGACTTCTACTTGTTTATCCACAGCTTTTTAAATTTGAATTTCATCTTTGCTCTAGCATATCATCTTGATTATGTAACAAAATCAAGTTAGGGGAATGCTATGAGCGAAATTGTACCGTCCATTATTAAGATAAAGCCATACTTACAAGGTGTTGTTTTAGCTGATGTTATCTCAATTAAGCTCATAATTCCTTCCACTCAAATGTTAATCCCTTACGCATTGGAAAAGATCAATGCAGGCTTTCCCTCCCCGGCACAAGATTACATAGACAAAGCGCTCGATATGAACGAGCATTTAATAAAAAATGAAACGGCAACGTTTATTGTCAAAGTTGCATCGTTATCAATGCTCAACGCTGGTATAGATATTGATGACGAACTAATTGTCGATCGTAGCCTTGATGCAAAGCATGGAGACATTGTAGTTGCACTGATCGATAATGATTTCACAGTGAAGCGCCTAATGATCGATGAAAAAGGCCGATGGCTTAAAGCAGAAAATCCAGATTATAAAAATATTTATCTGATGGAGGGCCAAGAGTTAATTATTTGGGGCGTTGTCACCTGCATCATTAAAATGATAAGAAAATCATGAAGCATGAGAATAAAGTCTTTTTCTTGATTGACGTCAATAACATGTACGTTTCATGTGAGAGAGTCTTTGACCCAAGTTTGAACAACAAGCCTGTGATTGTTCTCAGCAATAATGATGGGTGTGCCGTGGCGCGTAGCAATGAGTCGAAAAACCTAAACATAAAAATGGGTGTACCACTTTTTCAAATTAAAGACATAGTGCAAAAACATAACGTAATCGTACTTTCAAGCAACTATGCAATGTATGCAGAAATGTCGAGACGTTTTCATAAGATTCTGAGCTCGTACGTAACTGCAGAGGAAGTTGAACCCTACTCTATCGATGAGTGTTTTGTTGACTTTTCTGCTTATGAAAAGAATTTCGATCTTGAAAAGGTCGGGCAACAAATGCGACAGCAAATATGGAAATGGCTTGGCCTTCCTGTCTGTGTCGGAATCGGCAGAAGTAAAACAGAATCAAAGATTGCAAATCACATTGCTAAAAAGAATCCCGGCTTTAACAGTGTTTGCGATCTGGTATCAATGGATCCGTGCAACAAAGAATATTATTTCTCATTAATTGATGTTTCAGAAGTTTGGGGCGTTGGTCGTAAGCACTCAAAAAAGTTGCAAAGCATTGGAATTAACACGGTGCTTGATCTAGCTTGTGCTGAACCTCGAGAAATGCAAAGACAATTTTCGATTGTCATGGCTCGCACCATCTACGAATTACAGGGCATCTCATGCATTGAGATCGAGCACACTCCCCCATCAAAAAAGCAAATAGTTGCAAGTCGATCCTTCGGTGGTCGCGTAACTGAACTAACGGATCTAAAAGAAGCTATCTCTATGTATGCTCAAGATGCCTGTAAGCGATTGAGGGATGAAGAACTTTTATGCGGATGTATGATTGCTTTTATACAGTCAAATCCTTTCGACCCCAATGTGCCGTTTTACAATAAATCTATTACAGGCTCTTTTTCAGAACCGACTGATTGCGCAGTTGATTTTGTTAGAGCTGCAACAAGGATGTTGAACGATATCTATAAAGAAGGGATTAAATATAAGAAATGTGGTGTTGTGCTGACAGGCTTAGAACCAAAATCTGGCCATACCTATGACCTCTTAACCGACTTTGAAATTATAGAAAAGAAAGAACAATTGATGAAGGCGCTTGATAACGTACATACAAAATTTGGAAAGAAGAAAATTGGTGTGGGTCCTTGCTTTATACCAAATCGAAATTGGTCAATGAGTAGAGATAAATTGAGTAGAAACCCCTTTAAATGGGATGAACTATTACTAATAACGAAATGAGAAAATATTTGCTCATATTCAATTATTTTTAACACTTTTGAGCAAATGTTTGCTCAATTAAACGATCCAAGAGGAACTTATCATGAACTTTACACGACTGACTGACGACCAATTAACGCAAACGCTTATACCTAAGCGATTTGTGCCACCCACACCACCTGAATTTGTAGGCAAAAATATGGTCTATGTTTTTGATAGTGAAGATTCTTTTAATTTAACTTATGATGAGTTGGTAGAGATCATTGGAAAAGCCCGTATGACGGGGCCACAAATGATTCCAATTTTAGGAACGGTTGATGATTAATGAATAAAAGCGTCTTTACCATAAGTATTTTAATTATAGGATTAGTGTTACTTTTTCTGTTTTTTTCTATTTTAGGAATTTTATATTTTTATTGGGGCGATGCTAAAGCAGTACAAGACAGTCTTTCGACCACAGGTGGTATCTTCGGGGCTATTGCAACTTTAGCAGCTGCGTCGATAGCTGCATATTTATTTAATGATTGGAAAGAGCAACATAACAAAACTATTCTGGCGCCAGAAGCGATAGAAATTTATAAGCATATAAATGCAGATATATTAATTAGTGCAGAATATATAAGCCATATCAAGAGAAATATTAATAATAATTTAAATGGTTTTGTAGCAATAGAAATTTTTAGCAATTTTGAAAAATTTGTGGAAATACGCGGTGAAAGAACAATAGCCCTAAAATACTTTGCCACTTTAGCAAAAAATGAAAAAATTAATAAACTAATATATGAATATGCAGCATGTGTTGAAAAACAATTAAAATATTTAAACTCCACTTTACGTAATCAACAAACTACCAAACAACAAATTGTTGATCAACAATTTATTAATAATAATGATAGTTTTACTAAAGCATTAACTGAGATTCAACTCGAAATAAATAAGACTTTAAGTGACTATATTATAGTCAAGTAAAATTAGAAAAAGCCCTCAATTAAGGGCTTTCACACAAATACCAATATTCACATTACTATTGATCGTATGAGCCGCGCATCCTGATAAGAGAATGCACAATAAAATTAAAAATTTCATAGTGAAATTCGGTTAGCAATCCAGCCATAGAAAAACTGCTCTTGGCTTGGATTACGTTCGCAGATTTCAATGTAACGCTGGCCTTGCATGATATTAAGAACTCGCACCAACACTTTCTCGCCTTCTTTACCACGTTTGGCCAAATATGTTTTTAGAGCTCCCAATGTTGTAGATCCATAAACACCATCTACTTCTAAGTCTGGAAACCCTCCTTTGCCCTGATTATTTAGTAAGTTCAATGCACGTTGTAAAAGTGGTTTTGCAAAACCGGTTCCACAATTAACGCCAGTGTCTAAAAGCTCTTCAGCAACTAACGAGCTAATTACATTCACTTGATCAAATCGCGGAGCTGTCCAGTACTGCTTTTTATAAATTGCCTTCGCAGTCTCAAGTGGCAAATCTTTCATATTGCCCTTAAAACCATTTGTACGTGCAACGGCTTCAGTAATACCGTATTTGGTTGCCCCGCCTCGATCCGCAGGATTATTAACATACCCGACTTCTCGCTTTATCAACTCATCTAGATATTGTTCAATGTTCATCTTTACTCACCCTTCATTTCTTTTTTAAGTTCTTTAACGACTTCGACAATATTTTTACTTTCACGCTGGTTAATAAAATTGGCAGTAATACGAACAATGAACCAACCAGGTAAACCACAAGCAAAGAAAAAACCGCCCAATGCTAAAACACCCCAAATATTATTTACCCACTCATGTAGACCAAACTTCATAATAAAAAATGATCCACCTGTGATGCTTGAAACCACTGTACAAATTAACCCTACTGCCCACTCTTGTGGATTCTTGGGCATACGTATCATCATCACTACAAGAGCAATGAGAGCGGTACTTAAAATGACAACTATCGCCATACCGTAAATTTTAAAAAAGGCACTTGCGCCAGCAGTGCTAATAGGTTCAGCCATAATAGGCTCCTTAAATTTGGGTCAAAAAAAAGCACCCGATCGGGTGCTAAGAACATGATTTAAATTATGCTTCAGAAGTACTTTGAGTAATCTGATTAGAATAATTCCAGTCGGTATTTTTCCATACATCACGTGCAGCAACACGGATGTAATAAGGCGTTGTTGCTTGAAGCTCTTTAATCGTTTTCGTAAGTTCTGTACCAGTCCAAGTTGGATTTGTAGTGGTAGGGTCAAAGTTCGGGGTACTGCTGAGCCAAACGGCATAATCTTTCAAGTCCGGCACTTCGCTAGGTAACCAGCTTACAGTTATAGAATCACTCGTTGCTGATGTATAAATATTGATAAGTAACGGCGGCACCGGATTAGTAATACTTAGTTCAGCAAATGAACTGATCTGTTCACCGTTTTTACTGGCCACCCGAATTGTGTACGAGCGACCAATACCATCTTGCATAGCTTCTTCAACTGAATAACTAAAATCTGTATTAGTAGTATCTACCTCACGTATTTTCACCGCATCGGACCATACTTGAACACGGTAACCTGTAGCACCGGTTGTTACCTGCCACTGCACCTTGAAAGATGTACCAATAAACGGTGACTGCAAAGATAAGCCTTTTACACTGGTAGTACGACCACCGGTTAAAGTATAGCTATAGGCGGTAACCTCATCTAAAGTTTGCTCTTTGCGTTCCAATCCGTTGAAACTGGTAAACTTTAAAAAGATCTGTTTACCTATAAGATTTTGGTTAAAACCATAATTGAATATTGCCTTATCTAAACGTACAAAGGGTTCACCTGCACTATGATTTTGAGCATCAGCAAAGCGCCCCCGCAATACATCACTTAAGGTATATAACCCTGTTCCGTTTAATGTGGCCACTTGATAATTAAAATACTCATCACCAACTTTACAAAGCGTTTGATCGGCTTGAGCATCTTCTAATGTACCGCTGAAGATCTGACTTGAAGTATTCAGTTCTACCTGCATCGCCGTATCATCACTATCAATATCTGTGACAAGCTGACCATATCGCGCAGATCCGTATACCGTACCAATCATTTCATAAGTCGTATCATCAAGGCTTACCCATACATTACAGCCACCCCAATTGATTCCACCGGATACAGCAATCCATACTTGATTTTGACCATTGGAGAGATCTAGCGGAGGTTCAAATATTGCCGGTGCATTTACATTTCCAGCTTCTTCATTACCGCCTTGATATCCATTAGAAGCCTGTAAATCATATTCAATTGCTGATCTTGAGCCTACGGCTAATTCTTCGGCTGTGACTGTCAACATACCTTCTTCATCTTCCTCAATACGCGTGATACGCACGAGGAAATGATTTAAACCTAAAACAGGATCCGTTAAAGTTACAATATCCATTGGCTCTAACCGGCAATACTTCCAGCCTAGGCGAAATTCATATTCATTACGTACATAAAGCAATCGCTGTAAGCGAAGCTGCGCTGCATGACGAGCTATTTTAGGTTCACAAAAGAAATGATTTTCTACCGGATCTTCTGTACGTAGTCCGTACATTTCAATATTTGCCTGATCCTTGGCTTCTACTGTTTCAGTGTTGTACTGGTTATATCGATTGATGTATTCAATCTGCACATGATTATAAGCATCAGTATCACGGCTACGGCGTACTTGTACCGGTTCCTCATCGTCAATAAAGTCATCATCTGTCAGGTGATAAACTGGCGTAAGATTCGGCGTAAAAGTAACGCCGTTACCTGTTAGTGCAGAATCACCAAAGGATTTAATTTTTAACCCGTCAGGGCTTGGTACCACCGCACAGTTTACAGATTCGACAATTTCGTTAATCGTCTCGTATGCCGCACGTTGCTCAGTAAAGGCTGGGCTAATCAATAGATTGGCCGCTCGACAATAAGTACGAAATTCTGATAAATCTGCCATATTTAAATCAGGGGCAGCCCCATAGCGAGGATGCGTAATAAAGTCTTCAATCACATCTGCTGGATTAGCATCGTCAATAGTTTCTGATAATGTAATCGTGCTAATCACCTCAAAGTTATGATTTGAAAGACTGGCACTATTTCCCATCTCATAATTAGCACACGCAACATATCCCAAATATGGGTAGTTAATTGCCTGATCCGGATGCTTTGAAACTAGCCAACCCCACGGTGGGTTATTATTCCCATCATATAATTCAAACTTTAACTGGTCGATTGGATCTAAAGTAATAGATCCTTCTTGCTTAGGTACATATTGCTCTTTATCCACCCAGATTAGCCCGATCTTTTTAATCTGGTTCTCACATAAACCGAGCATGAGCGAAGCACTATAACTAAATGTGGTATTGCTAGTTTTACTGCCGCCACCTTTCCCCCCTGATTTAGTAACGGTTGTATGTGGAGTTGCCAAGAAATCACCATACCAAAACATATTCGCAGCTACGCGGGTTTTACCGTACAGCAATGGCTGACATAAACCATAAGCAGACTGTTGAATACGCATAGAATTAATACGGGTATCCGTTGTACTGATCGTGGTACCACCAAATAATCCACCCATTATTTCAGCCTCTTCATACGATAAAAGCCCGCTATACGGCGGGCTAAACTTCCTTTGGTACCATCTTGGATAATTACTCCCTGATGGAGATAACTGTGAATAACCTGCGGCCATTCGATGACAATTGCACCATGACTAATGCATTTGCCGAAATTATATAAAACAATATCACCCGCTTGAGGTGGTCCTTCTACTGGATCACACACCCCTAAAATGAGCTCTAAATAACGTTGCTCCATCTGGTGCAGGTGCCAATCAGGTGGATATGGCCGTGGATCTAAATAGTCCATGAGTCCTACTTTCTCGTAGACCTCACAAATCAAAGTACCGCAATCTACCCCCACACCTTTTACACGCCCTTGGTGATGATACGGTGTACCAAGCCAAGTTAACGCCTCATCTACGGCTTGTTGTCCAGTACTCATATTTACTCCATAAAAAAAGCCCCTTATTAATCGGGGCTTTTAATTCTTCAAAACAATTTGCGGGGGTGCGGGATAGGCAAAAGCATTTCTTGCATACTCAACCATAGATTTTACATCGCTATATCTATCTGTATCGGATGATGAGCCTACAGTGACAGCAACACCAGTAAAACCATTTCTAAGCCGGACAAATAAAAGCATGTTATAGATTGACGGTGCTAATGTTCCAGTCTTACCTCCTATCGCCCAAGGCTCACCACTCACAACCGGATCTACAGAACTGTCGATAACAATGCTTCTTGGGTTACTACCTTGAATGCTAATCGTGTGATTAAACTGCCCCCAAATCGAAAGCATTGATGCGTTCTTGCTGGCATATACGCCAAGCTTAAGTAAATCACTTACCGTTGAAGCATGACCGCTTGCGGCTAAACCAGATGGATTTTTAAAGGTTGTGCCGGTCATACCTAGATCAGCAGCTTTACTGTTCATTCTTGAAATGAATGTTGCTGTGTCACCGCCTAAAAATGCCCCAACACTTCGAGCGACCAGATTTGCCGAAGTATTACTTGAAGGAAGCATCATATTAAAAAGAGCATCAAGCAAAGTGATTTGATCCCCTTCAAGTAAATTATTTCCGCTGCCTGTTGCAATATCTCCAGCTGCTACAGTCAATAAAGTATTTAGAGTCATGCCAGACTCTAAAGCCACAATGACAGACATAACTTTCGTAACTGAAGCTGGAGCAATTGAAGTGCTAATAGACTTTGAGAATAAAAGCCCTGAATAGTTAGCATTTCCAGATAAGTCTATTGAGACTAATCCCGCAGAGGTTGCGGTAAGTGTTGGTGAAACTGGCACAGCTTCTATTTGCTTATTGTTGGTCGCAATCTTCTCATCAATCACGGCCACATCAACACCTTGCTTCAAAGCATATTTAATAGGGTCGATAATATGCCCCCACGCCTGAGCGGTTGAGACAGAATGAGAATAAAGAACAGTAGTATCAAAACCAGTTGTATCAACTGTAAAATCAAATGAAATACTCGCGTCTACAGTAGATTGCAAAGTGAATTGAACAATGCCAGTGTTTGGAACGATTTCGTATTTTGTTGTTGCTGATGCTGTCAATGCTTTGATAGTTCCACCAGTCTCTGCAAATCCTACTTTCGAAATTTCTTGCAAAATCCAGCCAAATTTATTTGCCTCAACAGCAAGAGTTGAATTATTCCCAAAATATGAAATTCTGTAAAAACAGTCTGGATTTGCTCCATTCACCTTAACGTCAAGAATATGCTTCTCTAATGCTGCTGCATTCGTATTAGCGGCTACAGTTGCACGGGTCAAAGCAAGCATAGGGTAAAGCTTGTCACGATTCAGTGTAAGAGTATCTTTACTTGCAAACGGTGCTAAAGCATCTTCAATACTGATTTTACGCCACGCGGCCACACCCACTTTTTGCCAGACGATATCGGGTCGTGATGTAGTGCTTAGCTCCCAATAGGCATAAGAACTAAACTTAAAACGCTTTAAAACTCCATATGTTGCAGGAAAATCTGACGGGAAATCGGTCATATCTGATACAGAGTAGGTTCCACTATCTGTCAAAGTTGTAATAGCAGAACCAAAAACAAATCCACGATTCACTAACGAAACATTCAAGATGTCAGACTTAGCGGAATTTAACTCTGGAAGACTTGCTTGCTGTATCCAATCTGACCAACTGGTAATGAAAGATCTTGAGAATAACTTCCCAGTTAATGTTAAGTATTCATGTTGAAGGGTGTTATTAATTCCATGCTTAAAAACTTTTAAACTCCCAGCTTCCTTAACTGGATAGTTACGGGACAAATCAGCAATAGCACTATTTAATGCTGTATAAGTTCCTTCAATATTAAAGGTATCTAGGTTATCGGATGCAGTTAATGCTTTTGATTTAAAGTTAGCGTTTGAATCAGCATAATTTTTAACATTTGCCTCAACTATATCGTCTGCATTATCAATATAAGGAAGCATTTCATTAACTAAAATAGCTTCAAAATTCTCATCCACCTCGATAGCCTTCTGATCTGCATAAGCAATAGCTCGATCTAAATCACTTATAGTGGTAACTGTCCAATAATCACCGTCTGCTGAACCTACAGGTTTATCCCAGCGCCAAACTTTCCCAGTATCCAAAGCTTTAGCATAGCTAGTATTCTCAACTGGTCGAGAGGCCCTTAACAATGAGGTTGAAGAAAAAGAAGGGCTTTGAGCTTCAATCGATTTTAAGAAATCAATTAATAACCCAAGATTGGTTTTAAATAGAGCTTCAGTAACTGCAGGGCCAATAAAGGAATCTTTGTTAGGAATAGCCATAATTTTTTCCCAAAAAAAAGCCCTGTTTTTAGGCAGGGCTTCGATTAAATATAAATGTATTAGACGGACGTTTCAGGAATTGGTACGAATGGTGAACCGCGGAATCTGACACGGTTATTAAAACGGTTCTCACAAGTTTCTAGACGTTTATCGCACCCAGAATAAACTTTAATTGTTTGCCCTACAGTGGGCACTTCAAGGAGCGGTAATGTTAATAACAGCGCGCCTGACTCATGTAACCTTACTGTTCGTTTGATTCCTGTATTGACGAACTCCACAACACCTTGTGTAAACCACCCTTGAGGCTGGCTTAAATTGCACAAAATACGATTAGCAGTACTACCTGCTTGCACTGAGATAGTTACAGAAAAATTATCTCTTGATAAACCGCAAGCACCATCAAACAGTGTATTCAAACAGCTAGGCTGATAAAGATTTCTAGGCATTTGAAGTTTGAGATTGTCCACATCTGAAACTACACTTGCATTAATTACATATCGATCAAACTGAGGCTCAATAATCCGCCCTTCAAACAATACAATTGTGCCCGCACTAGTATCAGTCGGGGTATTCTCATCCATGAATATACGTTCTAATTTAAATCGGGATCCATCTAAAACGCCATTATGAAAAGCCTGAACAACAGGTATATCCCCGAATTTGGAATTCTCAGATGTTTCAATTGTGATGGATAGATTATCGACTTCGATACCTAGCGAAAGGCTGACACCATCACGGCTTATATTTGGTCCATCAGAACGAAACTCCTTACCACTAACGGTCAAATTGACGTCATAGCTGGTATAGCGGTACTCAATGCCTTGAATCGTTGTAATGGTATACAAATCAGCCATAATGAACTGTTCAGCATCCAGCAAAGCAATTAGTTTTGGCGAGGCTTGTCTCATATCTTATTTCCCAATGAACCAATGAACTCAACTTTTTGTGCTTTCCATAGGTTGTTCATAAAATTCACATATTCCTGATCATCGCCTTTGAATCGGCAACGGTAATAAAAAACACCATTCACTTGATATTCAATACCCGCTTCAATTGGTTGCGAAAGAATATGCTTACCATCCGAAGAGATTTGTGCAGTTGTAGAACTCCACATATTTTTTGATGTAGTTGCACTCCACATATTCTTAGTAGTGGTCTGATTCCACATATTTAAATTTACTAAGGCTGAAGATACTGCTTGCGTATTACCAAGCGGCATTTGAGTATCATAAAATTGCTTGTAAAGCTGGACAGTGGTTGTAGAACCATCACTTAAATACTTACAAGTAAACTCATTATCTTGAGGCATCTTAAATAAGAATGAATCAAAAGCCCCCCTCCTAGCCAAGAAAAAGCCTTCCAATTGCTTAAGTTCATTTCGCCCCTTACTTTCCCGTAAGAAAGCGTAAGAGAGCGAAATTTCATATTTTGGCATAGCTTGAAAACTAGCCCTGAGTTCACGGCCGCTAATTGAAGTCATGATCTTGGTATTAAACATCGGGGTTTTTGAAAGATCCCACTCAAGACCAGGTAATTCTGGAAATAATACGTTAGACACTTACACCCCCTTATTTACCATTCTTACCAAAGCCACGAACATAGCTTTGCAAACCACTAGCGACCGCACGACCATTATTCTTTAATAATCGTTCAATACTTTTTGCATCAACGGCACTGATATGAATAGTCGGACCAGCACCGCCACCGTCAGCTGCTGCGGCCGCCCCAAAACTTGCACCACTACGCATGGCTTTGCCCATTTCACGAATGGTATTTGCATGCTGTGAAGGTAAAACCATTTCGTCTTCATGAAGTTGAGTTACGGGGTTCACACCGGATGGAATATCGTAACCGCCTCGAGCAGATTTGATCTTACCCGCTAAGCCTGCCACTAAACCGAATGCGGCCGCACCCGCGCCAACGGCGAGAATTGGGCCAATGTATGGAATGGCAACCATGGCTTTAAATGCTCCGGCCATTGCTTCCCATGCAGACATCATGATGCCCTTGATTGCTTCAGCAGCTTTTAAGCCCAATCGAGCTATACCACCCGCAGCAGTAACACCGGTACGTGTTGCTTCACCTGCGATCGTTGCACCCGTTTGAGCCGCTTGGCCAGTTGCTTCAGCCGCTGTTTCTGCACCAACAAAACCAAGTTTACGAGCTAACTTAATCGCTTGGATTCTGAGCCAGCCTTGCAGCTCTTTAGTAGCTGATTGCAATGCAAATGCCCCCATGTCAGCAAGTACCGCTTTAGTTGCGTTACTCCATGTCAGTGTGCCATTCATTAAAGATTGAATGCCTTGATCCCAAAGGTTAGAAAGTCGAGAAGTGAAGCCGCCGAATTTAGCCTCAAAGTCTTTCATTTCCGCATCACTGATTAAGCCCATAGACTTAGTGTCAGCAACTTTCTGATCTGTTTCTAAATCAGAAATATTGTTTGTGATTTGGTTTTGATTACCTTGCTTGCCTGTAATGCCTGTTTGCTCATTCTCAAGCGCCAAACGCTCTAACAGACCTTGCCGCTTAATTTCACGTAATTGATCTTCGAGCTGCTTCTCTAATTGAACCTTACGAACATTAGAAATTTTCTTAGCATCATATTCAGCTTGGATCCGCGCAGCCTCAATTTCATAAAGGCGCTGTGCTTGCTGTTGATAATTGTCGATCTGTTCTTCACGAGCTTTTTTGTATTCCTCAAACTCTTTTAAACGGATAGTAATGATCTTGTCTGAAGCATCCTTTTCGGCTTTGACTTTTGCAGCGGCTTTTTCATCGGCAGTCATTTTAGATTTTTCAATCTCATCTAATGCCTTTTGCAGATCTAAAGCGACTTTCTTTTCTTCAGATGCATATTTATACCGAATATCAGCAAGTGCTTTAGCTGCCTGCTCAGCTTGACGCACAGCATCGGATTTGCCCTGCTTTGCCTTATCTGATTTACCATCATCAGGATTGAGTGCCTTATTTTGTCCGATACCAGAAGTAACCCCTTTACTACCACCTCTACTACCAAGTTGAGCATTTTGGATATCTATTTTTGCTTGAGATAAACGATCAAATGAGGGTGTTCCACTAAAGATATTAGATGCTGAATTAATTGCGGCTTTGGTGGTACCAGCAATATCAACCACAGTATCTTTGGTTTCAGTCCAGATTGCCTTAACGCCACCAGCCAGAGCCTTACCTTTAGCCAGGATCCCATCCGCATTTACAAAGTTTACGGCAGTACTTCCAATAGTCCTTAGGTTACTCATCACACCAGACATTAAACGCACAAGATTTTGTAATCCAGCTCCAAGCCCTACAATAACAACTGCAACACCTTTAGCAACTGAGCCTAATGTCTGAATAACACCAGTAAAAGCTCCACCTTTTGTGGTGCCATTCATAAAATGGCTAATAACACCGCTTAAAGCGGGCATTACAGCTTGAGCCAATTGATTTTTTAAACCAACGTACTGCATTTGAAGTACTTCGGTTTGTGCCTTCAATTCAATGGACTTTTGAATTGCCTGATCACCAGTAATAATCCCTGCTTCTTCCATCGCTGACTGGTATTCTTTCCAAAGCTTACCGCCATCCTGCAAAATAGGAATCATAGCTGTAAGATCAGATCCCATACTTTCTAAATAAAATGACATTTGCTGCTGGTTGACTCCGGCTTCTTCCAGCTTATCAACATACGTTTGTAATGCCTCCACGCCATCCATCTTGGACATTTCTTCAGCAAGCTTTTTCGCACCTGCCGCACCACCTTCTGTTTTAACGGCAATTTGCTCAAAAAAGTCCATTGCACCACCAGAACCTACAGATGCAAATTCTCCAAGTTTTTCATTGAAGTCTTTCATCATGTCTGAGACTTTTTCTTGGGAAAATCCTAAAGTTTGTGCTGCGCCAGATAATCCCTGAAATGTTTGAATCGAAGTATTCGCCAGAGCTGAAAATCTTGCGAGTTCAACATTATTATTGGCAACTTCAATTGCTAGCGTCGCCATACCTGCAGCCGCTACTGCTGCCCCTCCCACAGCTAAACCCGCAACTGCCCCAGCCGCAACCAGTGCACCGCCACGTAGAGCTCCTAACTTGGAAGTAATACCATCAAATGCTGAACCTATTTTTGAACCGCCGAATGCTTCACTAATTTGGTTACTAAATCCTTCTGAGATAGACTTAGAAACATCATCGAACTGTTGCTTAACACTTGAAAGGTCAAATTTAAATTTAACCCCTTTGGTAGAATTTTCAATTTGCTTCGCAGAAGCAGAAACAATTTTTTCTGCATCCTCCATACCTTTTTTAAGCTCAGAGGTCTTTGCACCAACATGAACTTCTACGCGATTATTCGCCATTTCAGTTTTCCTCAGGCATAAAAAAACCACCTGAATGTGAAGGCGGTCAAGAACTTGATATAAAAAAAGCACCGCTAGGTGCTTTCTCAATTTAAAGAGCTATTTTTCCATTATCGTCAAGCTCATCCAGATAGTGATTTACCTGTTGACGAAACTCCAATGGTCTTGCGATATAAGGAATAGGAGCATGTGATCCTCCTGTACCTTTTACAACCACAGAACCAAAATTAAAGATACGTCCAGTAATACTTTGATCAACTCCTAAGCTTTCTACACGATTTACTTTTAATTCAATGGTATTTCTGCGGATTAGACCACTTTTAGCAATAATTCTTCGATTTGTTATTGCAAGCTCAGTAGTCATAACATTGATAATAGCAATGATTATTAATATAAGCCCAATACCACCTGCAAATAACAAAAGCACACCGAATATTAATAACCAAATTTGTGACCACCAAGATACATGTGCCTTAACAATGATTTTTTCATCCTTGGCTAAATTTGACTCTATATAACTACCCATACAAGACCTTTATTTTACTGTTTAAATTTTCTAAAGATTACTTAATTTCAGCTTTGATTTTTTGAATCATCTGTTGTTCTAAAATGCCACGCGATACACAAGTAAGCGTAATATTTTGAGTTACATCACCAACTTTATAATCACCTTGTAATGTTGTACGCACATCCAAAGAGTTATCAGAAATTAAAATGTTATATGCAATTTTAGTGCTGGTACGATTATCCTTTAAATAATCAATTCCCATTGTAGTACCGCAATCAGCCAATTCTGGAGTTAATCTAAAATCACGTGAAGCCGTTGAAATAACACCAGCATCTGTATTAGCACTCATAATTTGCTCGCCATTAATTGCTAATGCACGCTGAGCAGCTTTAAATATTTGGTCCTTAGAAGCATCTACTTTTTCACTAGCACTTTGATTTAAAGTAACAGGTGCTTTATAAGTTGTAGCACAACCAAATAATCCAAAACCCAGTAAACTAACTATTAAAAGTTTTTTCATTAAGACACCAGTTATTATTAAGTTCATATAATTTAACAAACTGGTTACTTAATGTCACATTAATATTTATTAGGGCAGCCTTAACTACCCTGTGGGAAACTTTCCAAAACTTCCAGCATATCGTCTTCGTCATCATCTGACATGGTGATTGCTGGGTCTGTCTCTTCAATTCCCATGAATGCTTCCAAGATACGGCAAAGGCGTTGTACCCCAATATTTGTGGGAGGGTAATTTTGCTGATACGCATTTAAAGCCCTTAACCTAGGTAAATCCATTTCATTACGCACATACTCGTAATCTTTTCCCATAGTTAGCACTAAATGCGTATATAGCTCCTCCCATTTTATTCCCCCGAGTCTTCACCTTTCGAATGATCAGCTTTGCCCGAGTGCTCTAAACCTGATGTTTTAGTTACTAATGATAAAACTTCTTCCATGTTCGCCATATCTACAAGTTCGTCAGCGACATAATCACGGGTAATATCTGGGTAATTGCGCTTAAGGCAAATATGAGCCATGTCAATAATCACTGAGACAGGAACATCATTTGATTTTAAATGTTCCTCAAATCGCTCAAGAGTACCTAATGGTGCCGGAGCAAAAATCCAATTTTGACCAGCAATTTCTTTACTATTTCCACGTGGATTATCAACTTGTTTAAATTGCATTTGGTATTACTCCGATAAATCGATTTTGAAAACACGGTTAAGGTCATCAGCCATAGGCTGGAATTCAAACTCAGGAATGTCGTAATCATCCTGTTTTGAACTAAATCCAAGCTTATTACTGGTACAACGGTAAAAGTTCATGTGCATAAACTTACCCTTGTAATCACGCTGAAGATCTAAGGAAAATTCAGGGGTATAGCCCATATCTAAGTTTGATACGGTAATTGACTTACCGCCTGCGACCGTTGCGGAATATCGGAAGCTAATAAAAACTATCTTCCCTACATCGGCGGTAGCAAATGTATATGCACCTGTTGCGTTATCCACGCTGTATTGCCCTGTCGTTGGTGCTGAAGCTACTCGCTTAAGTGGAATAGCCTTCCCATCTGTAACACCTAAATCCTTAACAAAAGTGCCGGCATTAGGAACTACAGGTGTAACCAAGCCGCCTGTTTGAATGGTTTCACCATTAATGGTTTGAGATACTGTCTCTATTCCACCTTCAGCAACAACACCGCCAAAGAAAATAGAATTCAACAACGTTCCATTAATGCGTCCGAACGATGCTTTACCTTTAATTGAACCCTTACCACGTGCAGCATCTACGGCAAACTGTCCACGGCCAAAGAGTTCTTTTAAATCGAAACTGATATCGACTCCGACCGACTGTAATACCCCTACTTCTACAGGTGTGGGATTACTAATCGGCTGTCCATAAACGTCTTGAATCGGTGTAGCAAAGATCTTGCCGGCACCAAATAAAT